GATAATATTACTCATGTCCTAAATCATAATTAAGTTGTTCTTCATATCCCCAATAATAATTACCATTAATATCTTTACAATAATGACCGAACACATGATATTTTTTGTAAGTAACATAGGTTAAAGGTTCATAAAGTTTATGGTTTTTATTATCTACAAATTTAACATTACTATAAAATGCTTCTTCACAAGTTATAGGCCTTAATGTAAATCCAATAGGTATTTTAATTGCAGCATAACTATCGCCAACAATTACCAATAAATACAAAAAAAATATTTTCACTAAAAGTCAAAATCATTATCGTTTTGTTTTGGTTGTTGTTGTTGTGGTTTATCTTGTGGGTCATTTTGATAACCGGATAAATTAGGTTTTTCCGATTTATCATTTAACCAACCAATTAAACTTTTTTGATTAGGGGCAACTTCCGGTGCATGTAAATTTCCGGTAAATTTATTATCATCGCCTTTAAATAATACACCTACTTGTGCAAATATTCTTATAAATTTAGTTCCCTTTTGCGAAGTACCCTTTGAACCTAGTATAGTTCCTTTTTCGCCATTCGCTAATTTTGTATTACCGGAAAAATCTATTTTTACCGCTTTAGGGTTATTAGCGTCATAAGGAAATAACACCCAGTCTTTTTGCTTACCAACCTGATTTGACATTTTGTCCTCCATTTTGTTTGATTGATTCTTCTTTCTTTTTAAACAATACTTCTATTTCTTCCTGTCTTGTTTTAAATTTAGAATATAAAGAATTTAGTTTGGTTTGTGTTTTTTGTTCGTCTATTTGTTTTTCTAAATTATCGCTACTACCTTGTTTTTGATTTAACAACGCATTAGCTAATTCTTCCGCCGAAGCAAATTCCGTACCATGCAGACCAAAACTTGCCAAGCATCTACCTAAACTTGAAGTAAAAGCATTTTCTAAAGCCGAAGTTTTGTTTATAAAAGTGGCGTTCCTTTTTTCTTCTGCATGTCCGGTACTAAAAGGAGTATCGCCAATATACAAAGTTGTTTTAGTAATAACTTTATTATCGTCTTGGTAAATTAATTGTTCGTCAATTTTAGATTCCGGAAAAAATTTTAATAAATGATTATGTCTTTTTGCAACGGTTAAATATTCTTTACCTTTAAAATCCATTCCTTTTACACTTGTGGCCAATTTATCTATACATTCCTTTCTTCTGTCTTTAAATGAGCCTTTACTTTTTTCTTCCGTCTTTTGTGTCATGTTTCCTTTCATTTTGATTTTTTTGATCTATTTCTTTTAATGCTTTTGCATGTATGTAACTTTGATTTTTTGCAACTTCTTTTTCTTTTTTTTCGTATTTATCTAATTTCTTTCTTAGTTCGGTAATTTCTTCGTCCCTTTGTCTTAATAAACTATCTTGTTTCTTTTGTTGCTTTTGGTAGTTTCTATTTTCGGTTTGTAACTTAGCTATCTCTTTTAGCATCTTTTTTTCCTTTCATAACTTCGCTTATAGATAACTTATGAACTATCATGTCTTGGATAGCCCTACCTACAATACCACCAAAAATCATTCGCATATTAGGGGGTCGCTTTTTCCTATCTTTTTCGTCAAGAACGCAATAGTCGTTAAACCATTGGTCTATCGGTTTAGTTAACTGAGAGGGAGAAAGATGATCTGCCGAAAAGCAACCCCCATCTTTCTTATGCAGCCACATTTTACCTATTTTTATAAGCATTGATTCGGACACTAATACAAATATTGTAAAAAAACAATACATTATTTAATTGATTTATACATTAATTTTTATAAATCTAGGTTATGGACTTGCGATTCATTAATTATAAAAAAAAACGAATCAAAGTTAGTTGGGAAAATTGCGGAGACTGTCATGCAATATTTTACCCTAGTACACTTGAACTTCGAATCAATCCTAAATTATCAAAACAAATGTTGGCTAAAACTTTATTCCATGAACTTTGGCATATCATTTGTTGGGTAAATAAAATTAACATTAATAAAATTGGCGAAGAAAAAACAGCGTTATTAGCAGAAGAATTTATTCCAATATTAAAAAGGAATAACAAGCTAAAGAAACTAATTAATGAATATTTACGGTGATATGAGAATTTGCGTAAAATGTAAGAACCATGCAGACGTAGTTGAAAATGGTAAAGACTATTGCGCTGAATGTTGGTGGGATAGTTTTTCAAATACCGGCGTTAAATTAAAAGACTACCACAAACAAGAAGACAAAACAAAGGAGCAAGATAATGATTTTAAAAGAAAAACCGATATTAAAAGATTCGAAGAAGTATAAAATAATTTATGCCGACCCACCTTGGTACTTTAAAAGCTATTCTAAAAAAGGCGAAGATAGAAACGCAACCAATCATTACCCTTGTATGGAGTTCAATGATTTATTGGCTCTTAATATTAATGATATTGCTGATGTGGATTGTTGTTTGTTTATGTGGGTTACTGATCCTTTTTTGGAAAAATCTTTTAAACTACTTAAACAATGGGGATTTAAATATAAAACAATCGCTTTTACTTGGGCTAAAAAAAATAAAACAAATGATAATTTCTTTATGGGATTAGGTTATTGGACTAGGGCTAACCCTGAAATTTGTTTGTTAGCTACAAAAGGAAAACCAAAAAGATTTTATAAAAATGTAAAACAATTAGTTATTGATAGCCGTAGGGAACATTCAAGAAAACCGGATATTATTAGAACTAACATTGTAAATCTTTGCGGCGATTTACCTAGAATTGAATTGTTTGCTAGGCAAAAGGTTCAAGGTTGGGATTGTTGGGGTAACGAAGTTTGATTGTAAAACTAGAACCTTACGAAATAGAGATGGCTTCGCAAGTTGCCAATAAAAGATACGTTGAAAATATAAAAATGAAAAAAACCTTTGGACATGGTTTTAAAGGTACGGAAGAAAAAACATTATCTTTAGGAATTTTAGGGGCTATGGGCGAAGTTGCTTATTGTAAAGCTAAGAATGTTTTTTTTAACGGAAGTTATAGCGATACTTATAACCGGTATGATAAAGCGGACGTTGGGGAAGATATAGAAATAAGAACCCAACAAAAAAAATATAACAATACGTTAATCATTAGGCCGGTTGAAAAAAAAGCTAAATATGTTTTGATTACTTATGAGGGTAATCATACATATACATTACAAGGTTGGTTTCCTTATCATAGTAAAATAGAAGATAAATACCTTACGGACTTTGGCCTTGATAGGCCTAAATGCTGGAGTATTCCTATAAAAGATTTATATAACATTAACGATTTATGACGGACAAAATAAATTTTAAAATTTTTAAGCCATTCGGTTCTACTTTAGCAAAAGCAACATTACCCCTAGACTTAATTAAAGATTTCAAAGAAGATTTGCAAAAGATAAGACAAGATAAACAAAAGCAAAAAGACCATGATTGGGGTAATAGACTTGTTGGCCATGTTGCCGAAGAATATCTTATAACGCCGGAAGTGATGTTGAAATGGAAAAGACAATTTTTTGACCCTATTATTGCTTCTTATACTAATGCCCATTACAAAGAAGACAAGATTAAAAGCATTTTAATTAATTCAGCTTGGTATGTTGTGTCAAAACCAAACGATTACAACCCAGCACATAGACATACGGAATATTCAAAATCAAAAAATTATCATTTATCTTGTGTTGGATATTTACAAATACCAAAATCAATGATTCCTACGGACAATGCCAAACAACATAATGATTTTTCTGGAAATACTGAATTTTTAGAGGGTTCGGAGGGTATGTTCACAGACGTTAATTATAGAATTATGCCAAACGAAATGGAGCGTACTTGGATTTTGTTCCCTAATAACCTTACGCATGTTGTTTATCCATTTAATTCAAGCGATAAAAATGATGAAAGAATATCTTTTAGCTTTAACGCAACTATTAATTTTGAAGAAAGTATAAACTAATCGCTAACACTTCTAGTATTATAATTGTTTCTAACATAGCTACCTTTACCTTTTTTGGGTTTGATTATTCGTAATTTGTAATATGCTTTTGTCAAAATCTTTGCAAAAGGATTTTTTTTTAATTTTGTTTTCATAATGTTTATAAATAATACCTTTTGAAGATAATATATTTCTTAATGTTAATTTAGCTACTTCTTCAATATTTATTTTTTGTTGTAGTTTCATTCTTTAACCTTTCTTTTATTACATGCGATACTTCTTCTTGTATTTCCGAACCAACCCAATTACGATTATTATTACTACAAGCTATCGCTGTTGTTCCGCTACCCAAAAACGGATCATAAACTAAATCTTTTTCTTCGGTAAAACTTTTTATAAATGTTTCGCAAATTTCTACCGGCATAGAATTTTTATAGCCGCTACCTTTTACCATAAATAAATCTTGTAATATTTTTTTATTTTGTGGTTGCTTTCTTTTACCTTGTGAAAAAGTAATTAAATGTTGATAAGGTAATTTATATAAATCAATCTTTGTTGTTTTTATCCATAACTTATAACTATAAACACTCCAATCAAGGCTAGTAAAAGCGTCAATAACCGCTTTATGTTTTGGAATGATACCGCCGTTTGCTTTCCTATCGGTTATGCAAATAGTTACAAAGCCGCTAATTGGATTAAAATTTTCAATAAAAGGTTTTATCCATGTATAATAACTATCATTTAAAACTAAACCAATTTCGCTAAAGTCAGGCGGCGAAGTAATAATATAATTATATTTAAAATCTTTATTTGTTAAGCGTTCGTAACAATCTTCTATATAAAATTTATTAATCATTTTTTTATATAATCTTTGGCTTCTTTTTCGGTTGCAAAAAACTTTTTTGTAAATACTTCCATATTTAAATGACTAAGTAACTTTTTAAGTTTAATTTTTTTAATTCTTTTTGAACCATGCAAAACCCTATAAACATATAAATCTTTTTTAATTGTCATATCTTTTGAAAAACTAATACGTTTTGATGTATTTTAACAACCTTTCTATTTTTCATAGAGGTTGAAGCCCTTACACTAGCCGAACCGATAGCATTTAATAAAATGATTTCATTGTAGAACTTCATTCCACATTTAGTAAAAGCTCTAATGGTGTCCGGCACAAAGCCGTAGAAATGGCCTTTCTTGTCCCTAAATTCGCCCACAACAAAACAAGCTAATTCTCCTTGTTTTAATAAATTGCATGACTTCGCAATTATTGATTCGTAAATTTTTAAAAATTGTGGGTATTCCATGTTGGAAATATCGTCTTGCATATCGCTATAAATTTCTAAATTACCATAAGGCGGACAACTAAAAATAAAATCGTAGTTTTCTATTTGGTTACTTGTTACGCCGTCTTTTAAATTATCTAAAATTTTATTACTATCGCCAATAATCCAATTTGGCTTTTTATCTTTTTCTTCAAAAATTTTGTCCGCTTGTAGTTTATTGCTTTCAACTTGTTCCGGCCTTAATTCAATACCGGTATAATCATGGCCTAAAGTAGCCGCAACAATACCCCTAACCGAACCCCCTGCGAATGGGTCTAATATCCTAGAATTTTCTTTGGGACAAAACCAAGTATAGGCCAATTCACAAACAACAGGGTCAAATATACTATGTTCGCCAACGTCTAATATTCTTTGCGTAGATTCGGCCGGTTTCTTTCCGCTTCGTTCGGCTTGTCTATGCCTACCGGCAAAGTGAGCACCGTCAACTTTCCGCCCTAATTCGCTTTCTATACCTAACGCTTTCCATTTATTACGTCTTCTTTGCCAAGAACCTTGTTTGGTATCAAATACGGAAAAAGGCGGTTCTATATATTTGTCCCTTAATTCAAATTTTTTTGTTACTTCATTACCAAATAAATCTACTTGAATAGTTGGTTCTTCTTGTTTAAAATTATCCGCCATGTTTCACCCTTTCTTCGTAGGCCTTGTCCTCTTCTTGTTGCTTTTTAATTTGTTTTATTTCTTCTTTGCGAATCCATTCTTTCAAATCTTTTAGTGGAACGTAATCTTTAGCTTTTAAAATATATTTCCAATATTGTACGCCTTGAAAATAATAATTTTTATTGCAAACTTCTTTTAATTTATCCCAGAGTTTGTCCCTAGCATTTGGCATAGATTATTTCCATGCCGAACCCTTGAAACTATCAACTAAGGCCATGTTAGAACCATTAACGGCATAAATCATTATTTTAGCTTTATCGTCTTGCTTAACAATGTTTTTACCTTTTGTAATAGCTTCTTGTTTGCTAGGGTATTCGTATCGTTGCCTATCCCCTAAAGGCTTCCAATTAATACAAGTAAAGTATTCCGGATTGTCAACCGCTAGTATTTCCCTTTGGTTGAATTGCATTTTTTTAGACATAATATTGATTCCTTTCTAAGTAAGTTATATCAAAAGCCATAAGATATACAACACTAATACAAATAAAATATAATAGTTAGTTGTTTTCTTGGGTTTTTGGTAATGTTGTTGTATTGGATATTGGTAGATTTTAGGGTAGTCAATCCTTGCTTGTGTATCTTCAAAATCCATAAAAGTAAAAAACCTTTTATTTGGGTTCTTTTGTTCTAATAGGCTAGTAATACCTTTGTAATCTTTTGCTTTCATAATTCCTTTCTTGGGGGCTTTCGCCCCCTTTGATTAATATTTATAAAGTAAATCCTCTTGGACCTGATAAATATAAAGGACCTGTCCATTGAACTTTATATTCGCCAAGAATATTGCCTCTTGGTTTATTTAAAGCCGGTTGGCTAAAAGTAGCGGCCATTAATAAATCACCTTTTTTCCAGTGTTTTCTTCTAATTTCCCTATCTTCTTTAACTATAAAAGAATGAACACTTTGACCGCTTCCGTTAGCTTTAAGAAACTTATAATAGTATTT